CTCTGCTTCAGCGGCCTGCGAGTCGAATCTTGCGGATAAGCTCTCCAGAATCGAAGCTAAGGGCCTTGTGCGTGCCTCCAGCTCTTTCCGGAAGCTTTCAACTGGCCCGACAGCCTCAAGAACCCTCTCGGGTAGCTCCGCCAGCCCTGAAACAAGGCTTCGGAGCTCGCTCAGTTGGGTATTGAACCGCTCTCGGTCGTACCTCGCCTTAGAGAGCTCTTCCCGGATTACATCCAGTGCACGGAAGTTGAATTCGTCGCTCTTGTCCAGTCTTTCGAGTATCTCTCGGAAGCTGGGGAGCTGTGGCACTTCTTGTGAATAGCAAGCCGAGTGAGACAGAATGAGAATGATAATCGGTAGGATGTATCGCATAAAAAAACAGACCCGCCGGCGGGCGACCAGTTTACGGTCTTCCAGCTTGTAACCGGCGGGCCCTTATTCTCCTCGCAGAAATTTGTTCAAGTCAGCTCCGTCCCAGTAGCGAGCCGGCTTCCATTCACCGCCCGAGAGGTTGTACTCAATCATCGTCGGGATTCCTCGACCCCGAAGAACTTTCTTGGATAGCTCGGGGTGCTTATCTACATCGAGAATGATAATCTTCTCCCCTGAATACTCGTCACCCCTAAGTCGCTCCTTCAGCTTCTTGCAGGGTGGGCACCACTCAGCAGAGACCAAGACATAGTGCCGGCCGTCTTTCTTCTCAGACGAATGCCACTTATCGTACTCCACGAAATCAGCACCCGCAGCATACATCAGCAGAAGTACTAGGGCTTTCATCATCTCAAATCCCCTACCAAGGACGGTTGTCTAGGTCGTTGACTCGAACCTTGTACCCATCTTTATCACTCAAGGCGTAGCTGTCCTCTTGGCGTAGCATCTTGTCGCAGACTTCAGCATCAACCCAGAACGTACCGCCGGGTTGCTCGTGTCTGGTTGGCCCGCTATTCCAGTTGTCGCCCCAACTCCGATTGCAACACAGCAATCCGGGACGTTTATAAGAATCATCCACTGCCAAGAAAAGCATGCAGTGAGGCCAGATTCCCTTTGGCCGGGCAAACCCTTCTTCGTCTCTCTTGTCCGAGAATCCTTGATTAGAGCACACCGGGATTGGATAGCCGTTCGCGAGCATGTCCCGAGCTTCCTCGTAGGACCGCACTAGAGCAGTGCCGCGAACTACGTGTTGCTTGCCGAGCTCGACCAGCTGTTTTGGAAATCCTGAAACAGAGCCCCACTCCTTCGCCCGCGAGCCATCGTAAGAAGACAGGTCCACTTCGTCATACTTCTTTCGAAGCAGTGTTCCATATTCAGTGATTGCAGCAGCTGCCCAAGCACCGATGGAGCCATCCGAACGAATGCGGCCCTTGCCAACAAGCACTCGGCTTGTGCCGTACAACCACTCGCTAGAGCTGTACCCCTGCCAGCTCTCGGACTCACCCTTAATGATAATCTCGACACTTGAAAGGATGTCGTCACCTCGGGCATAGCCGTGGCCAACACAGTCTCCGATTAGCTGCCGGACCTTGGACACAGGGGCGATTCTCTCTTGAGCCTTGTAGAGCAAAGCCACCTTGCCTTTTCCCGTGTCACCAAGAAGAGGTGCCGCGGTTGCGAATGTTTGCATTCCGGCAAAGACTTCCTCGTATACTTCCCGTGCTTCGGGGCCTAACTCGGAAGGAGGTACATAGCCAAAAAGTGGTTCGAACATTACTTGACCCCCTCTAGGCCTTTGGCAATCTGCTGATAAGCTTCGATGTACTTCTCGCGGTCTGGCGGGAGTTTGTTCAACTCAGCAGCGATGGCTTCGGCCCACTGGCCCCAGCTCTTCTTCTCAGACTCCCCGAAATCGGCAAGCCCTTCTCGCACTGCGTTTGTCATGTCCTTGGCGGTAAAGCCCGGAAGTGCCGCAGCCCGTGCCGCTGCACCCAAGTAAACCTCGGCGATTTTAGCCGCCTCTTCGCCTCGTGCCACGCTGAAAACCTTCAAGGCCTGAGCCCGGGAGATACCAGCAAGGCCCTCTAAAACATCAGGGGCGGGAGGTCCCGGAGGTGTCGGCGGGGAGTCTCCGCCAATGATAATCTTACCTCGGTACTTCTCAGGCTTCTTTCCAGCCGACCAGCCAAAAGCCCGAACAGTGTAGCTTCCAGCAGGTCCGGTGAATACGTAAGTCTTCGAGCCGGGAGAGGCAGAAACGATTTCCTCGAACTTGACCTCCTGCTCTCCAGCCCAGATTTCAAGGTCGACGGTATCGAAACCGCCATCGCTCAGGGTAATGTAAACCAGAGAACTCAGGGGAGACTGCTCTGGAGCCTTGACGTCAATCTGAGCATTCAAGACGGTACAGAAAAGGGCAATGATAATCCCAGTAAACCACTTCATCTAACTCACCTCTTTATGGTCCAGCTTGGCTTGGATGTTTCCGAGATGCCAAGAATACCTAGCACTGCCCGAGCCTATCGGGTAGGGGCACGGACAATCGCCGGCCAAGAAAGAAGAATAACCTTCGTCGTACTGCTCTGGCAAGACTAACGAAGCACGGACAGCAGGGGCCCCACTATCGGCGTCGTTACCTTTGCTCCGTTTACTGCTCCGTCGACCGTCTTTCCGCGTACCCATATCGAGCCCCCGCTAACTACTCCAACCACTTCACCATTCATATTGAAAATCGGACCGCCCGAATCACCCTGTGCGACATACCCAGAGAGAACAAGCTTCTTACTGTCAGAGCCTAGCACCTTTACATTGAAATGCCTAAGCCCTTTTCCTCCAGATAAACCGCAGACCTCGACATCGTCTCCGCATTCAGGCGGGCATGGCGAAAGCTTTGAGCGTACGCAAGACTCTGGGATATCGCCGGTTATCTCAAGGAAAGCTGTATCTGTATCTGAGTCCAAACTCTTAATCGTAGCATTGGACCACGTCCCATCATGGAACCTGACCCGAATCTCTTTCGCACCGTCGATTACATGAAATGCAGTTACTGCAGACTTGCCCTCCAGAAGACAGCCGGTCCCGCCGCAGGTAGTAATCGCATCCAGCCGGCAATGGATTTCTATGACGGACTTGTGAATCTCTTTTTCCTCGGACCAAGAGTCTGACCAAAGCTTATCGTTTCGCCCTGACTGAGCTAGCCCGATAGATTGAAAGCAAAGAATGATAATGATAAACAGCGTTCTGGCCATTGCAGCGGCTCCTTCGAGCACTGATTCTTACTCACTTTCTTTCCTTACGCAAACTCAAATTCACGCCCTTTAGCATTTTCTCCACTTCTGAGACCACCCAAGGACCGATGTCCTCAAGTGCTAGAAGCTCCTGCTTTGAGTAGCAAACAACTTCTTCGATTGTGTAAATGCCGTTCTCCTCGAAGCGAAATGCTATATCGCTGGGGAGTGCAAGTGCGAGCGGGGTATTATCATCGCTCATAATCTGCTTAAAGGCGTAGTCGACCTGAGCGTGTGCCATGTCGATATTGTTGTTTAGCAGGGCAATCTGAAACTTCATCTTCAGTTGCTCGGAAGCGTAATCCAAAACAGCTTTTACAATCACGGGCCATACTCCTTGATGCAACGGTCTGCCCGTTCCTTGAACTTCTTGCGCAACTCAACGAGCTCTTCTCTCGTGAACTGCTTGGACTCCCACTTCATTTTCACCTGACGGTCTATCTCTTCTCGGCCGTAGGTCCGCTCCATAAACAGGAAGTACTCTTCCTTCCTGCCGTTGTAGATGACGTTACAGGCGTAGCACTGAGGGTGAACGCCCTTCTCGTGGAAGATGACAGAGTTGTATCGTCCGTCAATAAAATGACCGGCCTGAATACCTCGGTTCCACTCGGCCTTATGGCCGCAGGTTACACAAGATACTAGGCCGGTGTCATGGTCTCTGGCTTCTAGCCGAATCATCCTTGAAAACTCGGTCCAAGCTTTCGTTTTGAGAGAGCTTAGGTTCTCCGGCTTTTTGCTCTTACGCTTTTCCATTTTTCATTTCGACTTCCATCTCGTTCAACGCGGCGAGCAGGGCCCGGTCTTCCGCCGAGCCATTTTCCTTGCCTGTCCTCCATGTTTCGAGAAACCATATCTTAGCGTCCTTTGGGAGATTGTCGAGCGGCTGGCCCTTATACTTTTGCCCTACATGGATAAGAGTCTGCCTCCAAGGAAGCTTTGGCTTTGCTTGAAAGCTTGTCTGGCTTCTTGCGGCCGGCTCGGGAGTAGTGGAATCAGCATCGTCGTTCCCTTCAGTCGGGATTGAAAATGCCTGAAACGCTGCATACTTGTAAGCCGCCGACATCGCCTTGTTAGTGGCCTTGTCTGCAGAGTCCATCGCCTCTCCAAAGGTCTTCACGGTGTGAGTGCTTCCGTCCTCGCTTGAAACGAAGTCGAACTCAGCCTCGACCACTACATACCGCATCGAACCGCCGGACTTCGTGGGCACCTCGTCACACGTCCGAGAAATCATCCTCGGGAGAATGCACAGCCCGTGCTTCGCGAGAATAGGAGACAGAACATTGTAAATCTGGTCGATTGACCTGAAGTTATAGCCCTGACTCGAGTTCCTGCTTGACTTAGAAATACCCACGTCGCACAAGTCAGCTTGAACAAAACATATCGCTCGATACACCTGCTTGACACTTTCAGACATTGTACAACCCTCTCTCTATTAAAACCCTTTTTACTACACACCTATCAAACCCAAAGCTTCTAGCGATTCGAGTTAAGTCGCCTCGCTCGCCTCTGTACATCTCGCATATTTTATCCTCGGTAGAGCTGTCTGTCTTCCGTTTCGAAAGGCCCAGATTGCGGCATCTTTCGGAATGACAATCGCCTATTATTCGAGCACCTAATCGGTATGCGTGCTTGACGTTCTCGGACTGCGTAACCCATTCAAGATTATCGGCTCTATTGTCGACCCTGTTCAGATTCTTGTGATTTACACAGTGCATCACACTCTCAGGGGCACCGTGAAACGCCTCTGCGATAACACGGTGGACAAGCACTTGGGATTTTACCCCTCGGCAGCAAAGCGTAACAGACAGGTATCCGTTTCTTTTTTGCTGTTTAAGGAACCTCGTGCTTATCTCAGAGAAAACAGAGCCATCGCTTCCGAACAAGTATCCCGGATATCTCTCAATCCTCAGGAGCCTACTGTCCATCGTTTTCGAGCTCCAATTCATCCCTTAAGATATGAACACAACTATTCGCCGCAATCCCGAGCATTGCACTGTACCCGCTAAGCTGTCCATCCAGCACAGAGATTCGGACCTCTTGGACCCGGTCTCTCGAAGGAATGACAATCCTTAGCATCTGCCCCTCTCGGTAGTTCCCGTAAACCCGGATGACACTATCGACGGAAAGCGTAACCCGCGGTTCGATTCGAGTCTGAACCTCAAGCACTTTCACGCCAACCAACTGAGCCCCGCTGTTCGGCGGGACACGGAGGGTTAAAGATTCTCCGGCCGCTCTCTTCAATCTAAGCATCGCTGCCCCCTTTATCTGCACGAGCCAAAGCGTCGGAGTCAGAATATCCAGCTGGATACCTCTTCTCCAGCTTCTTCTGGTTCTCTGCAGCAACCCTTGCCAAGCTAACACCGACAGTACTGCAGGCCCCGACAACGTAGAAGAGGATGTCACCGAGCTCTTCGATGATGTTCTCTAGCACTGCCGGCTCAAGAGGCTTGCCGTAGAACGACACTTTCTTTGCAGTGCTCAAAAGCTCTCCTGCCTCGGTCGCACAGCCAACTGCACAGTGCAGAAGATTTTCATTGGTGGTCTCAAGCTTCTTCAGCCGGCTCCTGACGAACTCGAAGTAATCCCCCTCGCGAAACTCATCAATCAGTGGAGTCAAGTCTGCGCCAGTGAATCCACCGACAACTCCCCGGGCCATTTCGTCTTCAAGGAACCGAAGTACATACTCGTTTCCCTTGTCGGCGATTACCACTCCAGAACGGAACGAGTACTTATGTCCAGCCCTCACTCCAACCAAGTCTCCAATCCTGAATCTCATGATACCTCCCTTTGAAGCCTCTTTAGCATTTCACTCATAGCACTCACAAACTCGGCCGGAGTCTCGGTCTTGCTCAACAGCTTCAGCTCCATCGCCATCTGCTGAACCAAGGCCTTGTTCCTGACCGAAACAACTTTCTCGACCAAAGACTGCTTGATACTTTTTCCGTTCTCTACAGAAACCCCTCTCTCTCCCAACCAAGAAACAAAAGGCCGGGTGTTCCCGGACTTGATTGACGTAAAGAGCGGCATGAGAACGGCTGGATAGTCCGATTCGTCAGTAGAACTGCAGACAAGCTGCTTCTCCCCTCCGAGTGCCATCCCTAAAACCAGCAAGCAGATATCCCTGTAGCTCGCGTCAGACACTTCCATCGTGTTCATTAGAACTCCCTCAATTTTGCGTTGATGTCATCAAACAAGTTAGTCGCCTCAGGCTTCTTTCGAGCCGCTGGCTTCTTCTTCCCTTCAATCCACTCCCCGATGATTCGGCCTGCAGCCTTCTTGCTCAATCGGGAAGCCCTCTCACTAGGCCAGCCCATGTTCTTGGTAATGAAAATAAGCTGTGCCTTTGTAATACTATCCAACCTAATCGCCGGGGCAAGTGGTCCGGATGACTTTTCCCCAGAAAATAAATCGACATCGGTCGCTGTGTACCTAGCATTCTCTGCGAAAGTCTTGGTCTGTGCGACAATTCGAGCGGAAGCCTTCCGCTTCTCCTCTCGCTCCATTCGCTTCTTCTTAAGCTCTTCAAGCACGGCCTGCATGTCCAGAGCTTCCTGCTTCTTGCGAGCGTACTTCAAGGCCGCTTCCAAGTCGACCGGGTCAATCTCGTCACCGCACAAAACATTCGCGACAGATACCAGCTTGTGCCGGCCAGAGTTCCCGACGAAGTCCAGAACCGTACAGTGAGGTTTCTTGCTTGAGCTTATAGCCTCTCTCCGCTCCTCTGCTGTCTCGTATGAATCGACCAGCCCGGGAAGAGGTCTAGTCCCTCGCCCAATCATCTGCCGATACAGGGACTCGCTTTTAGTCGGCCGGCAATTCGCGACCACGGCAGTATTCGGGGCGTCAAAACCCTCGGTGAATACCATACAATTCACGAGTATCTGAGTCTGCCCAGTCTTATAGCGATTGATAATCTCACGGCGAGCCTCGCGCGGGGTAGAGTCAACGATACACTCCGCGGTCACCCCTTCATACGCATTGAATGCCGCTGTTATCTTCTTCGCATACTCCTGCCCGGGAGCAAACAGAATAGTAGGCCGGCCGGCGGACTCTACCACCGTTGGCTTTGCAATCTGGTGAAGCATGTACTCTTCGTCGACAGAAGAGGATATAAAAGCTCTCTCGACACCTCCAGTGCTCAAATCTCCGCTCTGAGTCTTTACCGCACTCAGGTCAAGGCCGGAGACCTCAACAAACTTTTGGCGAACTGGAACAAGATACCCGTCAGCGATAGCCTCGACCATGTCGTACTCGAATGCGACGGACTCGCAAACATTGTGCAGCCCTACATCGTCAGACCTCTTTGGAGTCGCCGTGACGAGCAAGACCTTGAGCTTTGGATTCTTCTTGTACCACTCAAGCACAACTCGATAACTATCGGCTGTGGCGTGGTGGGCCTCGTCGATGATTATCAATCCGAAGTCCTTTGGGTTAAAGTTCGTGAATCGTCGAACTTTCCCGGTCGCTCCGCAGTTCGTGCAGGTCTCCGACAAGTGCGGTTTGTTCATGCACTCTCGGCAGTTCGAGTACGATGCCTGAGTCTGTATCGTAGAGACCACGACGTCTTCTTTGCCCGCACGGAATCCGGCCATCTCCATCGAAGCAGACAGCCCGGCGTTAGCCGCGTGTTGAACCGCCTGACGAATAAGCTCTTCCCGGTGTGCGAGAACCAGAAACCGCCCCGGCCCTTCGAACCGCTCCATTACCCCGCTGAAGATTACAGACTTCCCGGTGCCGGTCGCAGAGACTACTAGAGTAGAGCTGTAAGTCTTCCACTCTTCGAACACAGAACGGATAGCTTCGAGCTGGTATGACCTGTACTTTAGGTCATGCTTCTTTATCTGATACTCCTGCTCTCCCATGTCGAATAGGTACATTATCATTCGCTCCTTAATTTTCTCTTGGGGTGAAATCCAGTGTTGCGGCACGAGCTGCACCCAACCCCAGAGCATTCTTGACAGGTTACGCCAAAGCCAGAAAGGACGATTGCTCGGCTGATACTGCCCAGCCCTAAGAGAATTTCGTTCAGCGGTACATACTGCCCGCCGGGTTTCGCTGCGATAGCCTTGAGCTCCTCAGCCACGGCCTTGAGCTTCTCCGACAGCTCGCACAGAGCGTACCTCGCAGAGTAAGAATCGGACATAACGCCCGGGACGTTGTCCCCATTCTCGTCGACCCTGAGCTGAAGACGCCGAACAGCTTTCGGAATAGACAGCTTCGTCCTAGCCGATTTCAGATGCCGCGATGTTATCTGCTTCTCTCCGGCAAGCTCTCCAGCAATCCGGACAACCTCGGGAAGTGTATCTGGGTCCAGCCCAACCAGCTCTCGCAGGTGGTTCTCGGTCATTATCATTCGAACCGATTCTCTGTTGTAGAGCCAGAGCCGCTCCTCGATTGCATCCTTGACCAACAAGGCATTCAATCCGCGGCTGACCTTAGACTGCTCAATCCCCTTTGACCGGAGATAGGCGTGGAAGCTTGAGTGCTTTTCTCTGTACAGACGGCCAGAACGTATCTGGCTAAGTGCCCTCCATAGAGTCCACTGGCTCTCCCTTCCCTTCAGCTTTGAATGCTGCTCCACAATCTTCTCCGTCTCGGAGAATTCTCTAGCCTCACTAGAGCTAAGAATCTGTAGCTTCATATCTTCCCTCACAATGAAAAACGGGAGAGGCTCAGAACGATAAGCGGCCCGCCGTGGCCTTCGTCCAAGCCTCTCCCGGAAAAAACAGGACTATCGACGCCAGCAGGATGCCACTTCACAATCGGCCATCGCCTTTGTGTGGGCCTCGCTCCATCCGCCTGCAGTGCTGTAGAGAGCACCGGCCCATCCTGATACCGCGTCGAAAGCCTGCAAATAAATCTCGCCATCGCGTCCAATCGCTCGGACCGTCATGGGGTAGAGACTGTCACAGCTGTGCTTCTGAATTCCGGAGCCGTCAGCAAGATGCCCGCAGTGAGCACTCACGCCAACAGTCGCAACAGAAGCCGGCTTAGCAGCCGCAGTCTCATTCAAGCTCTTCAAGGTAGACAAGTCAAACATCTTAATTCCCTCCAGAAGTTAAACATCACTCACAAGTCATCATAGGTAGGTATACGTCAATGACAATCCTTTGTTGCCAGAAATCTGGAAACTTTCTGGATTATTTCACGACATACCCGGCCAGCCCCGAAATCACGCGGATTCCAGAGACCCCGGATGATGCAGAGGTCTCGGACTGTTTAGCGGTCCGCTTTGCCCGGAGCTCCTTGCACATCTCAAGAATCTGCTCTGGTGTCGGGTCGCTTGGATGTCGGTCCGTAGTTTCCCGGGTCCGGCTCATCTTCTTTGTCTCGCACCGCCACAACTCCCAGTCACACTTCTCTTTAGCCGCAAGCACCTTCTCAAGTATCTCGCTAGAAGTCCAAGCCTTATCAGGCCGGTTCCGGTGAGATTCTCGTGCCCACTCTTCAATCATCTTCAGCACTCGTTCAGGAGTAGTCATCTTCTCGTCCCTTACTCACAAAAAACTGGAAAGACACCTGTGACACGATTTCTAGTGACGTCGTAAATACAGCCGGCTTGCTGCGGCGGTTCGTAAGAGAACCCATGCTCAGCAGCGTACTCGGTCCAACCGATTAAACTTCCGTTGCCCAAGCATCGGCCAGTAGGCAACCCGTACTGGTGGTGGTGGCCAATCAAATTGAAGCCGGCCTGAATCGTTTGGTCCTGCCGGTGAATCCACTTGGTTAGAGGGATTGTCAATCCTCCAATCCCGCCTGCATATCGAATCTGGTGGCCGTGAGCAGTCCTCACCCCGAATCCTTCGGCCAGCCAGCTCATCCCAACTCCACCCTTGCTTATCTCCCACTGAAATCGAGGGGAGTTGAACTCCGCGGCAAGCTCGGCGTAGATGATGGTCTCGAAAGACTTCTCGGTGCCGTTCTTGAACTGCATCTTCTTTGTGGTTCGCCCGTGGTTGCCGACAGCACAGGCAACTCGAATCTTCTTCAGGTAAGACTCCTCTGCAATGGTCGCGAGCCCTGAGGCTATCAGCTTCCGAGCAAACACAGTCGCCTCGGCCGGGCCCAAGCAATTCGTCTCGACCAGCTCTTGATGGATGTCTCCAGTGATGAAGTCTCCTCCAAGAAACAGAAACACACTGTCGACCCTAGACGATTCTCGGATATGACGAATCATCTTTACCGTTGAGCGGACGCAGGTGTTCACCCGCTTCTCGCATATCTCTAAGTCAAACTCATTCTTCCCTAGAGTCTTTCTCTGGTCTACATACTCTTCGACATGCCAGTCAGACCAAATGAAAATCGGTACCGCGGAGTTTGCTTTGGAGTTGCTGACAGATAAAGGCTTGTGAGCCTTCGCGTTGTCCTTGAGAAGGTAGCTCAAGTCCAGAGACTTGTTCAAGCGGTCAAGCTCCTGCTCCTGAGATTCAATCACTTTGCGGAGAGACTGAACCTCGGCCCGCCTTACCCTTTCCCGCCGCTCTTCCCTTTCGTCCGAGTGCTCTTGTTGCTGAGCTTGTTCTTTGTCGACGGCACGTTTAAGGAGCTTGGTTGTTCTGTGAGCCATGAGCTAAATGAACCTCTCGCAATCTTGAATCCCAATTCTTCGGACAAAACGCTTCTCAGTGATTCCAGAGTTGGCCTCTGGCTTGGCTCTAGCTTGTGATAGGCAACTCGCACCATCTCAAACTCTTTCGTCTGGTTGACCGTTAGCTTGTTAAGCCAGCCTCTTCCCTCCGAAGCTTTTTTTGCCCTCGCCATAACACTCTCACACTTCATCTGTAGCTCCCTTGCGAATGGAAATAACAAACAGCAGGAGAATTATCCCTCGGGCTCTGCTTTGGTCAATGGGCCGTCTGTCCTTTTTGGGCAGAATTGACAGATTCTTTCTTGCTGGTACTTGTCGTACCTTGAGAGGGTGCAGAAGTCTTTGTGCTCTGGATGCAGGCAGCGAAAGACTCCGACGTAATACCCGGCCCCTCCGCAGTTACAGCTCTCCTTCTTCCCGATTCCCGGGGCACGGTACACGCACTGCAAGTCAGCTTCTACACTCATAACCTATCGAACCTCGCTTGCCAGCTGTCCATCCAGAACGATTCGCGGGGAGTCTGTCTCGCGGACCAAAGCGCGAGTATTTCGTAGGCCCATCCAGCAGTCGAGCCAGAGCTTACGTTCGCCCCCGATATTTCGTTTCTGGCAGATATCCTAGAGGGGCAGAATGACTGGATGAAAGCTTGAGCATCAGTAGCCGCTCCGGTTTGCCTCCAGCCGGGCTTGGCGATTAGGTGTTGCTGGGTGAAGTAAACATTATCATTCATCAAGAATTTAACTGTGAGCCAGCACTTCCGGTTGTCTTCGGGGTAGTCGTCGAACTGAACCTCCAGCTTCAGGCTAAAGTTTTCCTGATACGGAATCTCCACCTGCCTGTAGCCATCCGCTTCGTATCCAAAGCCCTGCCCAGATGGTCCGACATAGTACCCCATCGTCAGCTTTTGGGTTTGAGGCAGATACTCCTTCAGGCTGTACAGTGCCTGATTGCTTCTGGTGTCCAGCGGTACAATCGCATCTGACCTAACCTGAAAGTATGTTATATGCAGTCCATAGTTAGACTGAGAGCCACCGGGCTGGCCGGGGCGGTTCCATCCAAATGCAAGAGTCCCCCAGCCTGAAAGCCCAATCAACTCTGACCACTGAGTCGCTACAGTAAAATTCCAGACTGGGTCGCATGGTTCAAAGACACAGGGAAACGGATTGCCCTGCTGATACCAGTTTACCTGCTGGGGCCACTGCCTCTTTGGTGTATTGAACTCTAGGCTCATGTACTGTTTGAGAGGGATTAAATCCGTCTTGTCTGTCGGCGAATTTATTATCAATCCGTTCTCGTACCTCTTTGGGTAGGAGTATGTAAACGGAGAGTAGCTTCCGTAGAAAGGTGGCAGGTTCTGCAGCCTTAGGCCGACGTACTGCGAATCGACCAGCAACCCGCTTAGGTGCGTCCGCCAAGGTGCCGGATTGATTGGTGCATATCTCAAAGGCTCCTTTGCCGTGTAGCAGTAGTGCCCATCATTCAGGTGCTGGTAGTCTCCTCTTGCCCACACCTCCTGCCAAGTTCCCGGGACGTAATACTCTTGAAAGGACCACCACGGAACCCGCGGATAGTCCTTGGAAGTAGAGAACGAGTCTTCAAGACGTCGCTGGCAAAGCTTGTCCTCTGGTATCGGATACTGCAGAGCAAACTCTGCTGGGTCGTAGTATCCACACCAACCGCAAGGCCCGGCTGTCTCGCCAACAGTCGGCGTATCCGGAGAGCACTTACAGCAACCAGCGACCCCAAACCTCCCGAGACCCATTTATCATTACCTATGAAATCTGGAGAAGTCCGTAGCTGACATCTGTATCAAACTTGTAGGTCTGACCTGCAGCAATGGTCACGCTGTAACCGTAATCCACGTACCCAATCAGCGGGTCTGCCGGAGAAGTTGGCGTGTCATTGAATACGATGGCATAGCGGAAAGTGAACCCTCCGCCGCTGCCTGTCCATTCCGGGTCGTTGGTGATTAGATAGTAGACCCCCGATGTCTGAGCAGAAGTCGAAACAGTTAGGCTCTGCCCTCCGGCCGTGTAGCCTCCAGATGTAGAGAGCTCTGTGATATCGGCTTTAACCGTGTTTGTTGAAACATTCGGAGCTGTGTTGCTCAAAATTACCTTGAGGCTGTCCGAGCCTAGGTTATGGACCTTCTCTGCGAGGTTTTCCGGGAAGCAGTAGAACTTTGTAAGCTTTGGCATTTTATCATTCCTCGATTCTTGTTTGTTATATTCCGCCGAAACCGCCACCGCCGGTCCCGCCTGTAGGGGTAGTCGGCTGAATAAACCCGGCGTACAACCCAACCTCCATTGGCTCGATTGTAGTGAAACTAATTAGGTCCGAAAGGCTTCCTCCCTCGGCACTCATTCCGAGAGGCTGGCTAGTGCTTCCGTCGTCAGTACAGTCCTCGGCGATTACAATCCAAACCGAATTCACCAAGCCGGCAACTCCGTACCGGTCGCCGTTCTTGCAGGCAGGGAATCGGGCCCAGTTGTAAATGACTGAAGTTGATGCAGTTGTCGTGAGCTGTCCCGCGGAGTCTGTCTCTACAATGTCGCAGGTGGCCTTGCCCATAGTCGCCCCGGCCCGCCCCGGTATCCCGCCGGAAGGAGCCTTGAACATCAGGAGCCCGCCCTTCTGTATGTCCTGACGAAATACGCCAACCTGCAGAGAATCCTTCTCGTGCAGGCCGATGCAGACGTATCCGCCGTTGCTGTTTTTTTCCATTACCCAGTCACCGGGCTTCGGCCGGCATCTGTCGCCCTCAGCAATGGTTCCGGTGTATCGGACAATCAAGTCCTCTCCCATCGTCAGCAAGCCGGCGGTTCCGGCAGACTTCCCGGTCCCTGCATATGCGTTGTCGGTTCCGGTTGGCTTGGCCACGGTAAAGCCCATTCGGTAGTCGCCTGTCCCGGCAGTTACCGCAACGACAGAAAAGGCAGGAACCTCCTCTGAGCATTTGAATCTTTTGCGTACTAAGTTTTTCTGAGACACTATCTAGCCTTAATGATGCTATTCCTGACGATGTCGGCTCTGGTTTTAACCCAGAGCATGACCGCATCCTGCCTGTCTATTTTTGCCCGTGCAATCTTGTCCTCGAAAATCGCGGTTCGCCTCATGTACCCGAGAGAGCCGCGGCGGGAGCGGTCAGTGTTCCGTCCGATGGTCGTTGTAGCACCGCCAGCGTCGATTGTCCAGCTAATTTCGCGAAGTGCTCCGTCGATAGGCTCGAAGACCAATCCGATATAAGTAGCCACCTCAGATTCGAGACGTTCAAACATCTCAGATATCTCTTCCCCGTACCGATTGATAATCTCGTCTATTTCATCTTCGTTGTCTGCGCCTGTTACGGAGTACCAAGGGTCGGCCTCTTGGACGTTTATCGTCATGTACTTGGCAGCACTCCCGGCTTTCTCCTTCTTCTCTTTCACGAATCTTACCGGGACCGCGGTCTTGATGTCTTTGATATAGCAGCCTGCCCTTAAATACAAAACAGCAGAGATTGGTTTGCCGTCGTCTCCAAGAGAATAGACAGGCCTATCAAACACAACAATCCCTCTTTCGGTGTCCATGTTCATGCCGAAAGCAACAACTACTTTCCTCTGCTCCTCTTTTCCCGGAGAGGGTGAATCTACGTTATCGAAATCAATCTTCTCTGAATCAAGCAGAGACGGGCCTCCGAAATCTCCGTCTCTTTCGTATCGCCCAAAAGCAAAAGCCCTTTTTGGGATTTTCGCCTTTCTCTCTACATCAAGCTCCATATCAGGGAGGATGTCAGATAATGGTAAAAACTGTTCGACGTACTTTATCTCGCCGTAGTCTTTCTCGAACTTCTTCAGGGCTTTATTAGGAGACGAGTTGTTCATCCCGAGCTCGGGGAGTTTGATTCTCCACCACTTGAAGCATGTCTTCCTGACGAGTGCGTTGATTGTGTACTTAAGGTCCTCCGGAGATTCGACGAGGTCTTCGATATCGCTCTCTACCTCTGGAGCGTCTGCGAAGTCATACATATCTGGCGTGAACCAAGAGCACTCCTCAAGAGGCTTGACGATTCCGTCTGTATCCTCTCCGACAGCCTCAAGCTCGAAGTCTACAGAAAACAGAATCGGGTTAGTTACCAGCCGTATAAACTCCGGCCGCTCTTGAGGGTCGAGCTCAAGCCCCTCTGACTCAATTAGCTGAATTGCATTTGCGGGAAGCTTTTTCCCCGCACCGGCTTTCACGAGGTTAGCACCACCATTCCAGCTCGGTGCCAGTCGAAAGTCGAACTGCTCAATAAGTTGATGCAGTGCTTGGGCCGCATTCTCGTTGTCCCAAGCTACAGGAGGATAGATGTTGTCCGGGACGTCGTTTACGTTCTGCTTCTTGTCCTCTACGCCCATCGCATCTAGGCATATCTTGCAAAGCTCTTTGAGACTTCTCTTCGAGTTGCCTAGGACATCATTATCATTCTTCTTTGCACCTTCCAGAACCAGCGGGGACCCGTCAGCGTCTCTTAGGTTGTAAGCCCCGGTGATGGTCGTGTAAGCCCAAGTCCACCTGTAGTCCTTCAGCGTCAGCTGGATGGTTCCGCCGCCGGAATTAAAGCTGAAGCTGGCTGCATCGCACAGGACATTCTTCATCTTTCTTTTTTTCCCGCCGTAGCTGAGCTCTAGCGTCCCGGTGTCTTTTATCTTGCTCGTGTCTTGAGGAAGAATAGTAAGACTCATGACACCCGGCTGAACACCGTGCCCCATGCTATAAGAGAATGACTCTATAGATTCGATTCCGGGATACTCTACTACAGCTTCGAGCATTATGTAGGCGTCCAAGTCTTATTGATTGGTGCCTGCCATTCAACGTCTTCTGGCCGGCATCGAGAGAACACAATCCCACCTGAATACGTCACCACACCATGAGGCTCAAGAAGGGCCGCTCCAGAGTTTACCGTCAGACTGGAAACCGTCTTCGGCCGAAGGTCTCCAGAGAAGTTCGCCTTGCCGCCGTTTGCGACTACAAGTGTCGAAAGTGTCCCGGTCGTGTTGTAAATCAGCTCTCCTCCGTTCACGGTCGCAGTCGTTGTCGTGCCGGCGTTCCTGATATGAGTCCCACCGTTCAGGGTAAGAGTGGTAATGTTAGAGCGTGTCTCCGCTTCTCCGCCGGTTTGCGTAACAGTCGTCAGGGTCGCCCCGGTGCCGCACAGGACGTCAGAGTCACTGTCGACCGAGTCTATGTATCCAATGCGAAGAGTTGAAATCGTCGCGGCAGAGCCGGCAGAGTTTGCAAGGCCAACACTACCCCGGCTTACATTCACCTCGTTTGAAGCATGAGTCCCGAGAAACTCAAAGGCCATCTCGCCATCTTCTTGAGGCGAGCTCGTCTTCAGCACAGTCACAGTACATCGGCCGGTTCCGGCGTTCAGCTTGATTCGCCCCGAGCCGGCAGAGCTTCCCTGCCCAACGGTAACCAGAGTAGTCGCAGCGTCACCGGAGTTGCAGTACTTCAGGAAGCGGTCGCGGTATTCGTAGTACCCATTTTCGTTGTACACAGGAAGCCCTACGTTGCCCGTAAACGAGCTATCGAAAATAACCTCAGCAGGGGTCACCCCGTTATTATCAAGCCCGTACAAGCAGTCTACGGAGCTGTCAGCGAAGATTACGGTGTCGGTGTCGACCGGGAGCGTAGCTCCAGACCAGTTCCCGGCCACGTTCGCGAAGTTTGGCCCGGTACAGGCTGTCGTCGCAGTCCCGGAGGAGCTTGTCGCCCCGTCAATCCTCTGAGCATCCGCTGCTCCGCCGCCGGCCTCAGTGCTCGACACCGTGCACGTAAATGGGACCCCGGCCTCGTCTGCTGTTCCTACTAGGTAATTTCCAGAGCGGGACCAAGTAATCTCCGCGAACTCCCCGTCGTCAGCAGCGTTAAGTGCGGAAACAATCGTATCTAAAAGTGTTGTAATGGTTGCGGAACCGGTAGTAACCGAAACTGCCTTGCTCCCGATTGTTATGTTTACGATGTCGTCCGCTTCCCACGTCGCACCGAACAGCCACTGGGTCACCTGTGCAACGGGTCGCACTGCACCAATCCAAACTCGTGTCGCCATTATCGCACCATAATAAAATTGTAGGACCAGTTAATCGGAAAGTTACGCTTTCCCTCTTTCGTGTCTTCTTGCGGACTCTGCCTTGAAACAGTATGGCTTTCCGGCATCAGATACTGCGGATACAAAGGCGGTTCCGGGTTCGGGTAATACTTGTAGCCGAGTGCATTGCCCGATTGGCTTATCGTAATAGGAGAAGCCCGGGAAACTTGCTGCAGAATCGGCGGTCCATACCTCGGGGTCCTTACAACGAACTGAGGACCACCAGTTCCCGAAATGGAAATCTGCTGGCTGAAGGAAATCGTGTTTCCCTTGTCTCCGCCGTTGTTGCTTTCGCTGGCGTCCTTCTTGGCCTCCAGTATAATCTCATAGGTCCGGAAGTTTACATACTCCGCCCCATCTCCCTGTGGGTAGCCGAAAGACGTGACCTTTACCCCACTGGCCGTTTCGGAAGAGATGATACTGTGAGCAGTTGTCCCGAGAGCATCCGTGAGCAGATACGCATTCTGGTTTGTTGATGAATACGCCCGCTCCAGCTCGGTCAGCTTGGTGGTTAAATCAGATACATCAGTCCCGTGTATCTTTCCTGATATCCTCCACACCTCGTCGTAGCCGGTCATTGAACCAGACTTGCTGAAGCGCGGAGTCTTCTGGATTACGACGGACGCCTCGTCGAGAGCGTGAGTATAGCTTCCATATTTCAGATACATTATTGCTGTGCCTCCCTCTCCCTTTCAAGCCTTTGCAGTTCTTCTTGGATGAGCTCTTGAATTTTCTTGTCTGTGAACGAGTCGATAATCAATGCGTCCCTTCTCTTGAGTGCATCTTCTATTGCGGGTCGAAGCTTTTCTATGTATTCGTTTATCTGCTCTTCTTGAGCTGTCTTAAGGTCAACGGTGATGGCCTGCTCTATGATTAGCGGGTCGAATGATAAATTCACGCCTTCGGCAGCGTTCTTCTTGTCCTTAACTGCCGCCTCTCTCCTCTGGATTGTCTGGTCAATCACACCACCGTCACCGGGCGTTGAGTCATACTTATCACGAAGCAGCCTTCCGCGAGCATCTCGCATCCGATTCATAGAGTCTTCGTTGGACGGGTCAATCAACCCGGACTGCTGTATTAAGTCCAAGTCGCGAGTGGTCATCCCATCTGTGTCGCCAGTACGGAATCTTTCGTAAAGGCCGATAGCCTTCTTGCCCTTCGACCGGGACATGCCTCCGAGCCCTGACTCCATCGAGTCGAACCTAGCATTGGCCTTGTCGAGTTTTTGGTTCGCCTTGTCCAGCCATTTCAGGTTGGCTTCGTGGAACTTCTCTGCATCTTTTAAGATTTTTTCTTGTGCTCTCGCCTCTTTATCCAGAGCTCTCTGCTTCTTCTCAATCTCCAGCTCCATCTTCTTTATTAGCTGGTCCTCGGCCTCGATGAGCATCTTCTGCCCGTTGGCTCTCGTCTCAGTATCTGCAGACCTGCTCGCAGAGTCTCCGGCCCTAAAGGCTTGATTGTAAGCCGTGTCGGCGTTTGCGATTCTTCTGTCTAAGTCTCTTCCAGATACATCGACCTGCCGGAAAACGCCCCTCGCAACGCCGTCTGCGTTTAGCTTCATCCGGGATGATAATCTTTCGCGGACTCCCTGATTGTTATCCTCGTTTTCCCTTCTCAGGTTAATCTGGCCGTAGTCCAACTCTTGGTTGTAGCTTCGGTTGCTCTTGAAGTCACGACGCATCCGCGTGGCGACTTCCAAGTCCTCGGTTTTTTGCCCGGACTTGAACATCTCCGTTCTGGCATTCCAAGCACCCATCGAAGCTGAAGTAAGGGTCTCTCCCGTGCGGAGATAGTTAAAGCTTTCTCCGAGAGCGAATCCGGCACCAACCGCTCCGGCAAATTTAGTCAACGCCCAAGGAGTTGCCCTAGCAGCAAAAAAGCCCTTCCCTGCGGGGCCTGCAACTGGAGGAGCACCCCCTGCTGGAGTGCAGCCACCACCGGGACAACTCTTTGCGGCGCACGCTGCCGCGGCCGCGGTGGCGTTCTGTGCTTGAGCTTTTGTGTTTGCAGCCGTTGCCGCAGTGTCCAGAGCCCGAGACGCTGCAATCGTCTTGATTAGCGAATTGATGCCTTTGTAGACACCGAACACTCCGCTGATTGCTTGGCCCACAGATTTAATTGCTGCAAACCACTGCAACCAAGCCTTGACGTTTTTGTCGTCTACGTGCATCACGGAAGCGTAAGCGAGAGCGGCGGACTCTGCCAGAGAAATAAGCCCGGTCAGCGTCTGCTTGGCTGCATTTATAAACTTCTCTCGCTCCTTCTCGGATTTCTTGTAAGCACGGGCCTCTGCTTGAGCCCTCTTCTCCTGCTCCCTCTCGTATATAGCCGTTTCTTTTTCCCAGATGTTTCTGCTTTGCTGGAGCCGAGCCTTCGAGTCGTCAAACCCAGCCTTTGCAGTGCCGAGTGCTGACTCGGTCAACCTTTTCTGCGAGGTAAGTGCAGCTCCCCGAGCGTCTATCGCAGCAGTACTTTTTCCCGACGCTACAGCAGCGGCCCGGTCGCTCCGTAGTTTTTGTAGCTCCTTCTCTTTCTCTACCAGTGCGGTTTGTAGCCTAAGGACTTCAGATGCAGAGCTCTTGACGTCTCCGAGTGTCCGGTGCATCTGCCCGAGAGAGTCGTTGACTTTCTGCGAGGTAGACTTTGTCTCCGGGCCCTCGGTCAAGTTCAGGATTAAGTTTAAGTTCTTATCCAACTGTCCTAACTCCGGCCGAAACTTGTCTCGCAAGCTTTAGCGTTTTATCCGCCTCTACAATAGAATCTACCAGTGCAAGACGTTCAGCCAGCACAGAGCTATTTCTTTGTTCTTCAGTTAGACACGCACCGGAGGTGGCCTTTACCTTGCGGTAAAGATTATAGATTTCACGCCCGTGTTTCGACAGCTCAAATTCGTGAGCACGGTCCGGGCTCTTCTTTGGGCATGACCAGCACGGAGGGGGCCCGGCCCTTTTGACCTTTTTCCCCAGCCTGTAGACAGGGCCCTCTCCCTTGTCGCCGTAGACGTATTGAGAGCATTCCGAACACGGCCTAAGTGCTAGTTCTGGGTTCTCCAGAAGAAGACTCAGACCGTTTACGAGTTTTTTCTTCGAGACTCCTCGACTTCGTCGTTGAGGTTCGAGCCTGCAAGTGCACTGACGATTTCAGTACGGTCCGTCTCAATCTTCTCTTCAAGTGACACTGAAGGCTTCGTGTCGCTCCCGCGGGAGCCGAAGATAATAATCGCCTGAAGCTCGTTGAATACATGAAACTTCAGCCGAAGGATATTCTTTGCTGTAATCTGTACAGCAGAGCCATCCGCCTTGGTGAAGCTCCAGCTCTTAATCAGACGCTCCAGCTCCATCGCTGAAACTCGGTCTTGCTGTGCACGGTCCTTGCACTTGTCAATCTTGTCGATGAACTGGCTCCGCTCCTCCACGAGCAACGGGGAGAATGTGAACTCGACGGCCTCATGCAGACCGTCGACCCCAGCCAGATAACCCTCTTCGACACCTTCAATAAAAGCACTAGCCACTTCTCACCTCACTAAAACTAAAAACTAAGGGGTACTGTCGTTCGCGAAGGATACTTCCATCGTGGACGATTTCTTGTAAGCCGTGAACTGCACCGGCATCATAATCTCAGAGCCTCGGCCACCGTTCACTGGTGTTTGGTTGTCGGCCTTCAGGTTGCCGAATGTCGCGGTAAACGAAACGGTCCCGTTGGTCACCGTGAGCGTAGCACCGTCGATTCCCTCTTCTGCTAAGTTATTGAAATCTTCGAACACATTAACACTGTACGGGAACCCAAGCTGTAGCTGGACTGAACGGTCTCCGGCCGGGAGACGCCGGCGATAGAGAGAATTCATCTGCCGGCTCGTGTCGATGCCGTGGTCGATGGTGATTTCGAAGGAGTTGATTTCGTAAGTATCACCACCATAGGCAAACACGGCCTCGGAAAACACATAAGGCTCTTTGTTGTCAATGGTCAAAGTTGGGAAGGCACTTGCCGTGACAAACTCCTGCTTTCCGATAATCCCCAGCTGTGTCCGTATCAATCCGCCTTGCTGACCGCCGATGGAGAATTGCCCAATCTTGCATCCGGGGTACATGAATCGCTGTGCACTGCGGTCGACGATGATTGCAATAGTTGGAACCAGTTCCGTCAGGGCGAATGGAGTAGATGCGGTTCCCGTGACCCAGTAAAGGAGCTTGTCTAGCTCCAAAGGCGTAGGGGTCATTTCAATCGAGCCCTGCACGATAGTTGCAGCCTTGCGGACCCGCTCGCAGTTTCTGGAGCGAGTACCACGGATTCCTCCGTTGTACTGCATCGGCTCCTGCTTTGAAATGCTTTCACTCAAAAACTCAAACTGAGTTGCTGAGGCGAAGTCTCCGACAGCCACAGTCCCGTCGTACCCGAGATTGTCTGTCACCTCGTTCGCCCCGCCAGTGCCCTCATAAATCATGGCGAGCTTGCCGAGCGTACTGATTGCTACATCGCCGTATACTTCTGCCATTAGAATCCTCGCGCTTGGCGAGCCTCGCACCTAATTGTGAGTGAGCACTGAAATTGATTGTTCCAAACCGCGGTTGGACTTAGAACCGGGCCGGGCTCTACATTGGTTTTATGTACTTGAATGCCGGTTAGCTGTAGCTGCTGGTCTCCTCTAAAAGCTGCGGACAACCTCTCTCGCCAGAGCAGAAACTTATTAAGGTTCGTCTCTGATAAGTCTTGGTTGTTCTTGGCTAAGATAGAAACCAGAACAGGGTAGCCAACGTCGTCTCGGCGGTTGGTGCCTCCCCTGAGCTGCTCGGTTCCCATCGGGGATACCATAATCACAGGATAGGCGTAGGTCGAGTCGTCGTTTCCGCGTTCAGTCGGTATTTTACGGATTAAGACGTTAGCTCCAACCTCATCCAGATTTACCGCAATTATACGGCTTTGTACTGCTTCCAGAATCTGGTAGTGAGTTGACTCGTCCGTCTCGGTGATATTGAAGTATACGACCGGGGAGCGGACGCCGGACATCTCCGTATACCCGAAGTAATGGCCCCTGCCAAAGTCTAAAACTACCGAGCTGTTCCCGAGTATCGAGTCTGTCTGAGTCCAGCGTTCTCCTCTCCCGAAACCGCCAGAGAATGGGTGCACGTAGACATCCGTGACGTCAAAAGCTCCAACCCCGGAGACTGTTACGGTCACTCCGGTCCCGTCTTTGTTGTCAGTCCAAGAAACAGCCATTACATCTCCCCGTACTTCAGAAGGACGTAAGAGTAAATGGTCTCCATTATTTTGTCTATCGTGTCATCTCGCAGATACATAAACTCCCGGGGAGGAATGTTTCCCGTGCCGAAGTTCTGGTACTCAGCGTACGGCAAGTCGCAAGAGGCGACCATGTATCTATCTGAAATGGTGTAGTTTCCTTGGTCAGTCATCGACTGAAGCAGGGCACCAGTATCCACAAGCAGGTCGTGCTCGCCCATCGAAGCAACTGTAGAGGGGGCATGCTCTGGCCACGGCTCGCCTTCCGAGTCTACTGCTGACTGGAATATCTGCCAGAAGTTCTCTTCAATATGGTCCTTGCAAAGCTCGAACGCCTCCTTGAAATCGCCCTTAGCCACGAATGCTTCTAGGGCGTCGACAATCATCTTTCCTTGCAGGAAGTCGTACTTGTCGGCCATTGCTACCTCATCCTCGAACAGTTCAGCGTATGCCGAACTCCCATGAGAGACGTGGTGATTCCGTCCACAATCCAAGCCTCCCCGGAGTCGCCTGCACTAGCTGGAATGGTGAGCTTGTCGCCAATCTTCGGCCCGTCAATCCCCACCGTGTTGAGGTGCTTCTGCCACACCGAAAAGTTCCTTCGGTTGTTGATTGCAAACGAAGCCGGCTCTTTCGTCTCGTCTTTCGATAGAGGGCGGACCTCGATGTCACCGATATCCGCACCGGCACCGTAAACTCCAGCACCGGTTCTCTTGTAGTACAAGCCAGTAGTCTTACACTCCCGCGGGAGCATGCCCGGGATTCTGGAAAGCTGTGTAATGTCCATCAGAACACGTACTCCTTAATGGCACCCATCAAGCTCTCGATAGTTGCGAAATCTCCGGGGCTCTCTGCTCGCAGTGAGTATGAGTAGTACTCGAATGACTCGCTGTTGATTGGAGAGCCGGCTGTAGGGGCAATCCGAATAATCTGCCGGGCAAGCAGGTTGTTGAGCAGCTTTATATTTGAAGGGACCTGAAATGTAACCCCGTCGTATCCGGCTGTGTAGGTAATCTTGATGTTACCTAGGCCGGGCTCCGAGTATCCAACCAAGTCACTTCCAGTTCTAACCCTACTGCGGCCCCAGACTCCATTGATTCGGCGAACCATCCCGGTCATTGAAATGCCGGGCTTGGTGAGGTCGAGAACGTAATCCACTCCACTTGTCAGGAGAGTGCTCGCACCGAATCCAGAAGCCGCTCCAAAGTACCCGGTGTCATCGTAGTAAAGACTAGAGATTGACGTCACCGGGCGACTTCGTAGCACTAAAGAAGCTCTTCCGCACCCGCTGTAATACTCAGTAATCGTCTGAGACGTAAACAGCATGGAGGTAGCGTTCTGCTCAATAATCGCCGTAGCGTTATCGAGAGCTGCTGCAATCAAAGCATCATCGACCGATGTCGTAATCTGCATCAACTGCTTGTATTCAGCAACCGTAGAAATCGCCACTTAGTTCCCCTTGGAGCTGACAAAGACTCGGCCTTCTCGCTCTGAGAGGGCAGACTTGAGAGCAGACTTGTATCGCTCTGGAATCTCCATCCCGAGTTCGTGCCGAGCCAGATAGAAAGCCTGATTAACAGGGTGCTCCGGCTTCTTGTTCGGAGCATAGCTGTAAGGGTCGCCTTGGCTTTCGTACCAGATGGGCTCCCCGTTTTCACCGTAAGATGGCTGGTCGGTCACAGGGTCGTGAGCGTGAATCCAAATTTGAATCTTCCGATTCTTTGGCTCAGACCAAACCTTACCACCCTCTTTAATTCGCCGAGACTCCTCGACAAAAACTTTCGCGGCCGAGAAAGCCCGTGCCGCGATTGTTTCTGTTTCGTAGCTTGTGTTTGAGGCGAGCATCATAGAAAACAAACTAAGAGCAACCGGCTCCAGCTCGCTTACGTTAGATACTTCATCGCCTTGAACTTGATTCTTTAAGCCTGCCATGTCGACCTCGCACTTCACACTGTACAGGGCCGGCACTCACCGGCCCCCATACAATGCTTTTTACGAAATCTACGCAGTGTCGAACAAGCCCAAAGCAACCAAGGCCGCAACAACGTCTGAAGTCGCTGACCAGTTATTGAAGCTGGCCTTCGCACACTGGACACGCGGAGTCTTGCCAAAGAAGCCGAGCTTCTGAGCTGCGGCCGTCCCGATTTGAGTTCCAGTCGTTGTCCCGGCGGCGATGTTGTAGCCGTCACCGAGAGTGAGGGCGGTTGCCGACACGGTCAGGACTGCCGAGCCGCTCGCTGTACTTACATACTGAAGACTGCCCGCACTCCAATCGGTGCGAACCGAGAAAACATATCCAGCAGACATATAAAAACCTTTCTATAAAACGAAACAGGGCAAGACGTTTCCGCCCAACCCTGCCTCGCGTGAAGTGGTACTGTTGTCGACTACAGAGGGCTGGCTGGGATGGCTCGTGGGAAGTAGCTATCGGTAAGGATAGCCAAGGCACTCACCAGAACCGCGTTGTCCACGTTGTCGCCTTCGATGGTCGCACTAATCGAGTTGAACCCGCCGTTGACGTCGAGGTCGTCAGACTTGACTTCAATCAGCAAGTGCAAAGCATTCGTGTTGACGTCAGCTACAACCCGGGTCGCACCGGATGGCACAGAGGCACCGAAGGAGATGAAGTCATCAGCGGTTCCGCTTCCGACATTCACTTCCGTCCAAGTACCCTGAGCGGTCATGGTTCCGGTCTTGTACCAGCAGCGGGAAACTGCCAGTGCCTTCGAGCCGGTGCCGGCTGTATCGGTTGCTTGCTTGAGCTCAACACCCAAGTCGTCAACGTCTTCGCTGCCACCCTTAATCAGGTAGACATACGCACGGTCATAATTCTTCAAAGACACCCAGTCCATCGACACGTCCGAGTTCGCATCGGACTGCCAGACCAGCGGATGGATGTCATTGCCTGCTTCAAAAAAACTTCCGGGTAACATTCTTTTTCCTCTCTGGAATTGTGTATCAAAACCCTTATCAGGGATTTAGTTAGCGAGTTTCGAGACAGACGAAGCTGGACTGAGTTGCACTGCCCTTATAAGGGGTCATTGCAGTGTCATCCCAAGGACGAGCGTCGAGACGCATCGTAAATTTCAAGGCGGTCTGGTCGGTCAAGAACTCGACGTGAGTCGAAGCCATCTGCGAGACGCCACCCTTTGCAATCGACAGAATCTGGCTGAAGTCGGCAAGAACCAAGTCACCCACGGTTCCGACAGCTGCATTGAATTCCGTTTCAACGCGAGGTGCAGTCTTCAGCATCTGAGGAGCAACGCCAGCCAGACCAGTGTTCGGCCGGTAGAGTGCGATACCTGCAGTGCCAATCGACTGAGACAGGCTGTCGAGCTGAGGACCGCAGTCTTGGTTGTGGAACCAGCTGTATCCGTCAGCAGCAGCGTATCGACGAGCCCACATCTTGTCGATGTTTGCTGCGTTGATAGTCGTAGCAGCTTGGCCCGATTCCTTGGTGACAGTCACCAGCGAGCCGGAGTTGAGCAAGCCGAGAGGCTGGCCTACACCAGTGCCGTTAAACAGTGCGTCGCCAATCATGAAATTGAATTCTTCAGCAGCACACTTTTCGACATAGCTCTGGACAGCAGAGCCGCCGTCTTGGATGAGCTCTTCGGTGAGGTAAACGATAATGCAGAGCTTCTTCAGGCGGAGCTGAACTTGCCGCATCTTTGGAGCTGACTTGGTTCCGCTTGCGCCTTCACCGAGCCAGTAACCACGAATGCCACCCTTGCGAGAACCATTGGCCCGCGAGGTTTCAGCGTTTCGCATGAACACAAGGTTGTTGCCCGAGACGGTGTAATTGTCCGTCATCGAGAACAGCTTGTTGTTGTAAACTCGCTCCAGAACCTTGTCGGAGTACTCTGGCTGAACCATGTACCCGCCGTCTTCAGCGGCACCAACCGACATACCTTGAACTGCCTTGAAGCAGTTAGCGTGACGGTTTTGCCAGTCAGCTGTCTTCGAGTCACGAAGACCGCTAAGCAAGAAGTCGCCGAAGCTCTTGAAGCCGCCTTCCTTCGCGCCCTTGTAGCCGGGCAGGTAAGCGTTCTTGCGGTAGTTCTTTACGGTGTTCTCACCGCGAGCCCACAAGTTGTCGATTCGAACAACGTCGTTCGGTCCGCCGTCTTCGATGTAAGAGACAGTGGTTCCACCGTCTCCGCCAACAACGCGGTAGTTAGGGGTGTCAAGACTCTTCAAGTGTTCCAAGATGGCGGCTTGAGTCTTTTCAACAGCCTGCAACTTGTTTTCAATGCTGGACATTTTGACCCTCTGGGTAAAAGGTTAGCGTTTCATGTTCTTCAGGATGGCCAACGTGGCATCCGAAGATTTAGTGATAGACTCAAGCCTGTCACCGACAACACCATTGCTCTCGTGCCTCACGTTGGAACGAGCAGATTCTACGAACCCTTGCAATTGTGTTGCACAAGACTTCAATACGTCGGCTTCGCGGCCGCTAACTGTGCCGGACTTTGCAACGCTACGGATTCGCTCAGCAATTCCGCTAACAGCAAACCGATTGCTCGCGCCTCCAGCCAAAAATGACTTGAGGTTGTCGTGCCAATCCAGACGACGTCCGGAGCTGGCAAGCGGAGAGTAGTTGTATTTTGGGTTCCGGACGTATGACTTGGCGTAAGCTGCTTCCACTTCGCTCATCATCATTCCGAGAGCTTCGAGAGTGGTTGCAATCAAGGCTTCGATTTCTGGGTGCTCAAGTGCTACAGAGCCTTCCTTGATGTTTACCCGGACCTCGTTGAGTGCGTTGTAAGCGGCCTCGACGAGCTGTGCTCCGTAAGCCTTTGGAGTCTCTGCTTCCTCGCCGTCCCCTGCAATGTCTTCTGACTCGGACTCTTCGTCCATGTTGCCTTTATATTCCTCTTCGCCCGGCTTGCCGCTCTGGGGAGGAACCCTTCCGCTCTGGGGAGGAACCTTTCCGCCCGGGGGTGGAGTCTTGCCTGCTGCAGGAGGAGCCGACGAATAACCGGAAGATGGCGGCATCGGAGCCGGCTTTGTTCCCGGCGGTGGAGCGTCTTCTGGTCGTTCTTTATCGTTGGTCATCTTCACTTCGCCGCCGAGCGGGTCTTTGTCGCAATTGCACTTTTTGTTGTCATCGCACGATTTAACGAAACGCATTTTAGCATCTTTCTTAAAGTTGTAACCAGCAATTTGCAGTTTCTTCTCCGGAAGCAACAACTCCAGAGACTTTGTAATCCCACTCGAAATACGCCGGCCGGCAAGATACCCCTTTGCAAGCACCTGCTGTACCGCCTCAGGATTACAACCAATCGGCACCCAACTCCACTCTAAAAGATACCATTTAGAGAATCGCTGGACCCCGCCGGACCGCGAGGGAGAGCCAATTGGGTCGAACCGAATCGAGGTTGCCCGAATAGTTTTTTCGTTTACAAGGTCGAAAATCTGCTCGGCTTCGAGAAACTTGTTCGTGAAATAGCAGGTCGCCTTGATGTTCTCGCCAGACGGGAAAATCTGGAGCTCTCCAGAGCTGTTCTCGGAGATACCGATAGGCTTTGTAAACCCATCAAAAGCGTGGTTCCAGAACACAACCGGGTTCAGGCGGTATTGTGTAAGGTCGCACCCGAGCGGGTCCATTGAGTCCCCAACACGGTCTACTGCTGGGGTAGAGATGATTGCCGAAGCAGACATCTTTGCCGTGTCGACCTCAAAGACGGTTCCCACTGTTGGGTTAGAAAACACGCCGTTTAGATTTGAATTGTTAGCCACTGCTCGCCCTCCGGCCTGAAAATCTACAAGATACTGAAATTTGCTGCAATGTTATTCCCGGAAACTCCCGAAGGATATGCAGTCGAGCACCATCTTGTTTATCGTCAATCCAAGCCCGAGATGGTCCGAGATGAGCTTAATCCCATCCGCCAGAGTCACAGACTTCTTAGGCTTTACCCAGCTGCCCTTAAAAAAGTAGTTCTCGACGCTGTTTAGATTGTCGACCTGAAACGCGACCAAAGGGACCGGGCTCCTCTTATACTCCTCGCTCAGGTCCAGAATCTCTCTCCTAGAGAGGCTCCTAGTAAACACCAAGGCGTCAAGCTTTCCTTCAAAAAAACATCGGCCGCTAGGTTTTAGTCTACTCATTAGGGCTCCCCGTTAAGTCAAGTCTTGCTCTGATTTCAACAAGCTTCAGTCGTGTCGACCTAGCATTGGCACCGCACGTAGCAGCATGTTTTTCTCCGACTAGCTGGATGGCATGTCTGGACATCAAACCAAGAAGCTTGATTGCTACGTCTAGCTCCTCAATGATTGTATCTGATATCTGTACCGCCTTCCTCGTCTGCAGTATCCGGCACTTTAACGAAAAGGACTTTAGCCTTTCCATCTCCGCTTCATCAAGCCACGGGCAATTGCCTTGAGAGTACTCAAGCAGCCGCATCATCGGCCAAGCACTGGTAACCCTGAATCCAACTGGTCTCATTCGGGCTCTTCCACTCCAGCTGCCTCGACCGAGTAATCGACCCAGCACCTGCAGTTTGGGTGAGCCGGCGGGCCGTCGTAGGCGATGTACTCAATCACGTTGTTCTCTAGGAATTTGCAAATTTCACAGGCATCCGCTTCGGCCTTCCATATGGAAACAATCTTCATCCGGGTTGCACTTCGAAGTAGTTCGACAGGAATCCCTTGAAACGCTTTGGTGTGCGGCGTGTACTGGGTGAATCTAGTTCTTGCGTGGTCTACCGCGAGAGACTCTCCGATACTCCAGAGCTTTGTAGTCATAGTCACTGCCGCGACCGACACCCAAGCCTCGTTTATCTTCCCCTCTATCGCGAGCTCCGCGGCCCTGTCTGCGAATTCAATAAACAGAGTTCGCACTAGCTCCTGCGGCATCCTTGGCATAGCCCGAATGCTTAGCTGCACCAAGAGAGCCTCGTAGGCCTCCTGTGAGATGTCCAACATCTTGCTCTCAAGGTCGAACAGTTCGATGCAATCGAACATGCCCTCCTTTGTCTTCGACTGCCCGCACCTTTCGGCAATTGCACCGATTAGCCGCATCATGTCGGACTCGTGCTCTCGTCTGTTAGCCGGGTCCATTTTCCAGTGCCTTGATGTAGCTTTTGAGTGCTTCAGAGCCAGAGACCGGAGACCAGTACCCGCGAGAGATAACCGAGTCCACGTTGACCTCTTCCGATACAGAGCCGTCTCCGAAGACGATGTATCCGTATCTTTTTCCGCCAGCCTCTCGCGAGACACTCAAGGCATCCGAGCCTCGGCGGGCGATTACCCTTCCGAGCTTGCGCTTATCTTCCACTTCTCTTCCTCACTTTCTCTGCAAAAACTCGACCCTCTGGGGTGTCCCAGTGTGTGTTCTTGTAATCGCTAGACTCAATCCAGTCTTCCAAGGTCCTTACAACTCCGGGCTCCCCACGCTTGTTAATCGAGCAGACTGATATTTTTAAGTCACTGCTAAGAAGCCTTCCGCCGCGGTCGAAGTTGCCAAAAGGCAGTTTCGAATTTTCGCTTGCTGGGATAAGAGAGTATGACTTGATGATTTTTCTCATCGTAAACTCGTTAATCACAACCTCTTTCACGTCGTCGATGCTAACCCCTCCGTGCAGCTGTGCCTCGATGTAAGTAAAGCTATCCTCATCGAGAACACCTTCAACAACTCTCATCGAAGTGAGGCTCGGAGATTTTATATCGCTTGCCGGCAGGCCGTTGTCCAAAGAGTCGCCGAAGGTGACCGTAGACCGCTCCTTGACTTCATCTTTCATAATCAAGGCGATGCCGCCGTAGTATTCAAGCGTGGTGTTGTGCATGCTGGCGGACTCGTCTGCCATGTACCCGTAAATGGGCCTCTTGTCCGCTGGATGGTCTCTCGGCACTCCAAAGCCGTTGTACTCCACGTTTCTTCGGAGTTGCGGGTCCAGTGCACCCTTTGATTCTCCGGTTTCGAATTGCGACTTTAGACGGCCGTCCTTAATCACGCTATCAACAAACTCAAGCGGTACGCGAACAGCAACCCGATTGTTTACATTTTTCAGCAGGTTCCGTTGCTGCTCTTCTATGTTCGCCTGAATCTCTTCTTTGCTTTTTCCTGCTACGATTGCGTACTTCCAGTAGTTTTTTATGTACTCGACATCCTTCTCTCGTGCAGACTTTGGAATCTTGCTTATAAGCTCATCGACAGTGGCGTTTACTTTTTCTAAGGTCAGCTCTCTTCCGACTAGGTTTCCAACAACTGCGTGTCTGTCTTCCTTGCTGAGAAGCCCCATATTCACCATAACGTCCGCACCGTTGTTCAGCGAATATATTTCGACCTCTGGCTTCTCTTTGGCTAGGTTGCTTATCTTTGTCTCCCACCGTCTCTTGTATTCGTCAACGTAATCACTGTCTGCTGGTGGCTTCGGAGTGTATCCAATTTTAGTGGAAGCACCTTTCTTGCCGACTGTCTCCAGCTCAGCAGGGCTTACGTCTCTCAGGATTTGCACGATACCGTCTCTGGTGCTCGCGAGGGCGTCGTAGCCGCGTTGTCTCGTAATTACCCGAGCCATCGCAAGCATAGGCCGGCCGGTCTTCTCTGCCTCTTTCTGTGCCTCTGCAAGAATGTCTGCATACTCCTTGCTGGTGACGTCGATTACATTAAGCTCGGTATCTATCCGGTGTAGAACCTTGCCCGGGACCATTGATTCTCTTTTGGCACCATACATATAAGCGTGAATCGGTGCAGACTCTTCTATCAGCTTCCCTTCTTTGTCGTATTCGAATGAGCGTTTCTCTTCTCCGGCACCGGCCGTTCCAGCGTACTTCCGCTGAAGTCCAGAATCGCTTCTGTCGTCAGAGGAGTAGTGAAACAGGGTTACCCTTCGCTTGCCAGTAACGTCGACCGGGTCATCGTACTTTCCGAGCGTGACCAAGTCTGTGTCCCGGGGTTCGGCCGGGGCTTTCGGTACATCCTTCGGAGCCGATGAGCTGCTAGAAGGAGAGTCATCAGGGGCAGAGCCGCCGACTTGGCCGGGACGCCCGGCGTGACCAAAGTTGCCAGAGCCCGGACCGCCCTTGATATGCCGCAAGCACTCCAGAGTCATCGCCTCAATTCTATCGACAGACTTTGCGATTTTAGAACTATCCGGGGTGAATCCTTTTACGAGACTCATCCATTGATGGAACCCCTTATGGCTCTTGGTGATGTTCGGATTGTCGGGGTCGAACGTCCCTGAGTTGCCGATGGCTGACTTGATAGAGGTCGGCGAGAACACGGCATAAACCGTCGAGACTGTGTTTGTTCCATCTCCAGTGTCCACAATGTTTCTAAAAATAATCCCGTCGTGCTTTGAACGGTCTACTTTCTGGAGTATCGTTGGAACCGTCCAATCACTTCTGCCTCCCTTTGAGTCGCTAATGTACGGATTCTGCAGCGAGAGGTATACCGCCTTCATCTGCGGTTTTTTTGAATCATAAAGTGCCGCACTTTCTTCTAAATCAAGCCCGCTTTCTAGTTTCTCAAGACGGTCACGCATGTCGATTAGGCGGTTCGCTTCATCAACCGAAACACCCTCTGCGTTGTTAATCGCATGAATAAAAGCGTTTTCTCTTTCGGGCGGAAGGTCGCCGGTCAGCCTGTCGTATTCTGACTCAAGCTCAGCCCTCAAGTTTTCCGCCTCTGTCATTCTTTTCTTTTCTTCGAGAGGCTGGTGTTCTGTGTAAGAAGCAGCAACTATCTCAGAATCCGAGAAGAACGCGGCACGGTCGCGACCATCTGTCAATCTAATCGAAGTATCAAATTCTTCAAAATTCTCAGTGGTTCCGTGAAACACCCTCAGCGGGTTTCCGTCCTTGTCGACCACCTTAGAATCACCGAACCACCGCACGAAGTTCTCAGCGGTCTGCTTGTCCTTAAACTTCTCCTCCGCCCATTGGCGAACCTTCGGGCTCGACTTGCCCGAGCCTTCTGCTTCTGGCTTTACCTGCCTCACTTGATTAGCTTCGAAGATGATGTAGTCGTCGTCGAGTTTGACCCCGTCGTAACCTTGGCTTTCAAGCTCGTCAAGGCTGTACTTCTCATACTCATCCCAGCCGGCCATCTTCTGGATTGACAGGTGAGCTTCAATTATCCGCGGAGTTTTTCCCGGCCTCAGCGATGCACCGGTTTCGCTGCTGTTAATCTTCTCTTTGTTTGAGGTAAACCAGACCACGCCCTGAGCACCCATCTTGGGGTCGAATTCTTCGAAGTCCTCGGTTGTTACGTGGTACACCGTCAGCGGTTCGCCGCTATCGCTTGTGACCTTTGAACCTCTAAACCAACTGGAAAAGCTGTCTGCCTTTTCCTTGTCCTTGAATTTACTCTCAGCCCATTGGCGAACCTTCGAGCTAGACTCACCAGAGCCTTGCTCTCCGTCAGGAGCAGAGCCACCAACCTCGCCCGGACGGCCGGCATGACCAAAGTTCCCGGAACCGGGCCCGCCCTTAAGCAATCCTAGCCAGTGCATTAAAAGTCCTCGTCGTCGATGTCCGTGTAGGTGTCGCCGTCTTCTTCCGGGCTCTGCTCTTCTTCGGAGTCCCCATCAGTAGCGACCTGCTCATCAGCAAGCTCGCCCTCTGGAGCTTCTTTGTTTTCAGGCTTGTCCTTCTTTCCGTGGACCCGCTCGGAGCCATCGTCGTTGAGCTCGAAAATCTCTTCATCGCACTGGACAAAGAACGGATTGTTTCGGGCTTGCCCTGCAAGGTTGCGATAGTGCTGCCGTTCCGCGTCGTCGAACGAAAGCTCTTCTGGTGAGGGTGCCTCGCCCTGCATCTCTCCGCCCTGCATTCCCTCGCCCTGCATCGGTTCCGTATTGTCGCCGAAGTTAAATCCGCTGCTCATTCGTTTTCCTTCCAAATTCGTGCACCAACAAGAGCCCCTCTTTTAACACGCGGAGCAACGCCCCGATTCGCAACAGTCGAAGCAGCAAACTGCGTCAGGTGCTTTCGGTCTACCTGAAGTGCAGCTGGCGGCAGTTCGTTCACTTGCTTCGGCTTTTTCCCTGTAGAGTCGATAATCACAAACTTTACGTTTGGGTTGTCCTTGTGCGTTTCTTTGAACGCTGCAAAGTTCTTCGCCCCGATTGCGTACGAGTCAGCGAACACAGAGGCGTCGACCATCCGGCCATCAGCTGGGTCGTTCGCCCTTTTTACGACACCCCGGCCCGGGTCTGCCCACTGCCTGTACGGGTCGTTGTGGATGTATGCGTACGTGACCTTGTGCCCGTGTAGCTCAGCTAGGTCTTGAATCCAAGGACTCTCCGTTCCGTTCTGGTCTCCAGCGGAATCCCACACAGCGGCGGAAGATTTCGATAGGCCAGCAACGGACGGGATTTGTTTTAAGGCGTAGCCCTTCCCGGCACCGCACCCGCCTACGGTGACAAGAATCTCTGAGCCCGGAGGTAGCTTGGAGACGTAGTCCGTGAAAGCTCTCTTTGCAATTGCATTTGCGGTCTGGTGAAGTGCGACATTGTATCGGCCACGCTTCTCAGCTTGTATGTTATCGTCCGAGTCGTTCCACGCAGAGGACATCAGCTTCGCTCCATCTGTTTCGAATGTGTTTGGCTTCTCCGAGTTCTTCACCATCTCGGTGTAAGCGTCCGCCATTTCTTGAGGATACATCTCAAACGTACGAGCAAACCGCTCTTCGACTCTCCGCTCCTCTTTCGTGAGGTTCGGCATTCTAGGAACCTCTGGTGGCGGGACAACATCTCGCCCTCCAATGCCAACCCGGGAAGCATCGGTTATACCGTCTCCGTCGTTGTCTGCTTCTACGTAAGGATTGTAGGCATTTGCCCCGTTCGCTGTCGGAGTAGTCTTCTCCTGTCGAATCTGGCCAGTCGCAAGCTCCGTCTTCTTTCGCTGATACTCGTCCCGCTCTTCGCGAGTGCTAATCTGGAACACCTCGCCCCGCTCCACGTCATAACCCGCAAGCTGGCCGTGCTCCTTGCCGAGTGCGATAGCCTCCTCCTTGGTGTCCACAATCTTCGAAGCGTCCAAGTAGAACTTCCCGTCCTCCCCGACGTTGTGCCACCCCCCTAGATGTACCCTCGGGTCACCCTCCCAAGCTGACCGAGTGTCTTCCCGGTACTTGTCCATCTCGTCTTGAGTGACATTTTCCAAGTCCAGAATACGCTCGTGCTCTGGGAAGATTGAAACGGCAAAGCCGGTGGTTGGAGACTTGCCAGACTTGGGGTGAAAAGTAAACCCCCCCTCTTTAGCGGCCGTCGGGATGTCCTTCTCCACGTTCCACCGCTCGGGCTTAGGCTTATCGCCTGCAGCCCCGCTAGAGGCCGCTGGCTTGCCCGCTGCCGCGTTTTCTTGCTTAGGTGCGGCGTCTGACCCGCCAGAAGCCGACCCGGCTTCAGAAGAGCCCCCAGAGCCTCCTGCGGCACAAGTGTTGCCGGGCTCGAAACCGCCACCGCCGGAAGAGCCGGCACCGCACTGGTCGACCTTCTCTTCGGCCTTTGTGAAGCCGGTAAACTTCTTCTTGTGGCCAAACCAAGGAGTCTGGCCGGCAAAAGACTTTGGACCCGTGCCTTTCTCGTAAAGCTTAAACAGCTCCGACAGTAGGCTGTCGAACTGCACGTCGCTGAGGCCCATTAAAGCCTCCTCCATGCTCGGCAAGACCAGCTCCTCACCCATTTCAAGTTGCTTATCAGCCATTTTCTATCGCCCTCCGGTCACAACTATATCCAAGATATTCTCTGCGTCTACGGTTATTCGTCGTCATTTGCTGATTCTCGGTCTCTTTTTTTCTGTTCTTCGACAGAAGGTTCGCCGTTCTTTCTCAGGTTCTCAAGGGCCATCTTGTAGCTATTCTCCCCGCCACGCTTGTTCCCGACCCCGGCTTCGTACCACATTTTTTTCTCAAGCATCCATATTGCAGCCTGTACTTCACGGACCGTCATCGGTTCGCCACGCTGGGTAAGAATTTTGGATGCCGTCTCTGCGACCAACTGGTTTACGTGTCGAGACATCGAAGAGCCGGGGGTGTCGACGACGGTCGTTATCTTCTTCATGGCGGTATTGAGCTTCGTAGTGAAGTCGTTCCGCGTGATTACCCGGTTCTCTGCCTTCTTTTTAGGGCTGCTCGATACGTGAGCCTGTGCTAGTCGATTAAGTCCTTTGTACTCAGCGTCGGTTAGCTCTCCGCCTTCGGCACACTTCTTAACCGCGGCCTTAATGCTTAGAGCACTCATCCCGGCAATTCGAACATGCTCCGCAGTTGGGGCGTCCTTAGAATTAAGAGCCTCTGTCCATGTGCTTACAATCTGCTCTTCGGTAAACCCAATTTGACCGGTAACTCTACCGATTGTCCTTGTTAGCCACCTGTCCTGCGTAAGCAAGTCAGGCATGCCGCCAAGGTTGGCGTGGAACGCACCAATTTTTGGACCAAAAACATATGACTTCGGGACATATTGATTAGAGAAAGCGTCAGCCGATGAACACTCTACTCCGATTTTCGTCATAACCGCCTGAAGCTGGCCAGCTTGAATCGGCTCGTTCAAAAAGTCAAAAGCCTTGGCCACATCGCCCTTAAAGTGGTCGACGATTTTTGCGTACTTGACCATGTTGCCCGCGACGTCTTTAGCCGCTTTTCCGACAACAAGCTTCTCTGCTTCCGCTTGACTTGGAAGCCTTCCGTTCGCGGTGTAAAAGTCGTAGAGGTTCTTCGTCGAGCGCAGGTTCTCGTCTGGAGTTCCTTCCTGCGATGTCATCGCAAGAATACTAACAAACATCTTTCCGCCGGACTCGGTCTGGAGAAGCTCCCTAGACTTTGGAGAGAAGTTGAACTTGCCCTCTTCTTCGGAGAGGTCGACTGTTATGTCTTCTATCTCTCCGTACCACAGAGGCCAGCTCGGGTCTCTGCGTTTGGCCTCTTGTGCAAAATCTGCAATTGAACGTGCAGCGTATTCGACGTTCTCTACGTCTATATTGCCCTTTTCATCAAGCAGCGGACGGGGAGGGCCTCCGTAATTTTTGTCTAGTTCTTTGGCGTAGTCTACTAGGTCAATGTTTGAGCCAACGCCCTTCCGGGCGTACCCGTTCTCTTTATTCCATTTTGCTAGGTCGTGTGTTGGCGAGAAGTCAATTTTTTTCTTGTCGATGTCCTTGGTGTCGATTTGAATTGCACTGGTACGGCTGTGCGTTTTTTTTGCATCCGGGTGAACCTGCATAACCCTAGGGTTCTCTAAGTCCTTGGGCCAGATTTTCTCCTTCTCGGCCTTCGGTGCTTTTTCCTTCTTGGCTTTTGGCTCCTTCTCAGCCTTGGGAACCTTGCTCCCGGCGGGCTTCTTTGTCTTCCCTGTCGCTGCAGGCTTCTTCTCTTTCTTCTCCGATGGGGAAGTGCCGGCCATACCGCCACCGCCACCGTCGTCAGGAGCGGAACCTCCGACTTCACCCGGACGTCCAGCGTGTCCGAAGTTTCCGGAACCCGGACCGCCTTTGAAATGGAAGTCTCGGACCTGCACCCATCCATGCTTCGATGACTTCACGTACCCGCCCGGGAACCGCTTCACCAGCCAGTCAATCTTTAGGTCAGCACTGCCTGCCTTCTCGCGTATCATCTGCTCAACGTAAGGCTTGAGCTCTCGCTTCACGACGTAGTAGTGAGCCGCTCTACGCCCGCCTCCGGTAGATACCGCAACGTACTTGCCGTCGATTCTAGCAATCGTCTGCGTGAGCTTGTCGTAGAGCTTCTGCCGCTTCTCTTCAATTGCAGTAAACGTAAGGACGTCTGCATCTTTGTTTTGGATGAAACCGAGAACAGACGAGCTAACTGTCCGGAACACTTCAAGCTCATCCGAACGCCCGCTCTTTTTCTTCGCTTCGGTGTTCTCGCCTGTTATCGAAACGCTCCCGCTTGCGTCTGTAAATATCAGGTCGTACCCAGTTATGGAGTCCCTTCCGCTTTCCTGTTTTTGCTTTGCAGTTAATGGCCTTGTAGACTCAGACATTTGAATCTCGTATCCACTGCCAGAAGTAGTTTTGAATTTGAAGCTACCTCTCTGCCAAGTCATCTCGTCAGGGATATTATCCCCGCCCTGAGAAGCATGGTCTACCTGTGCTTGGTCAATGTATACAGATTCATATTCTCTGTAGTGCTCATAAACTGCATCAGAGACGTTGCTTGCTTGGCCTCTAGCTTCTTGAATTGACGTGTCCTTCCAGTCGGAGAACTCTTCTTGAAGCTGCTTTAGCTTCTCCCCATCTCCATTGGATGCGATTATCAGCTGGTTTTCTATCTCATCTTTTTTGTTCCTGAAGAACCACTCCGTCTCCTCGACAAGAGTATCCGGGGACATTTTATTTATGTCGCCGTCCCCAATCCTATCTCCTAGGTCTGCGTAGTAATCCTCAAGCATTTGTCCGACGCTGCTCGGCAAGCTGTCCGGGATGGCTGTGAAGTGGCGAAGATTCTCAGCACCTCTTTCGAGTTCTTCCTGAACGGCTGAGGATTGCTCGGAACTGCCCTCCCAATCACGCTCGGCATTGTCTCTGGCTTCGTCCTCATCAAAGTCACCAATAGGTTCTTCGTCGGTCACCTTGATTTTAGAGGCCCGCTCCTTGATGTCTTTAATCAGCTTGGTCTCTTTGACATCAGTCCCATCTATAGCCTCGGGTGCTTCGCGAGGTCCAATCTTACGCTCAATTCCAGATTCGCTTGTTACGGTCTCAGTACGGTCGATTGCATTTGCTGTCACTGCATCGCGGTCAAACGGATTAACCCTGCCACGGACCGGCGGTTCAACGGCCGCTTGAGCTCGGGCTTCCGCGAACGGGTCAGCGACGTCGCTAATATCGTTTAGGCGATTATGTGCAGAGCCGGTAGTAAAATCGGAAATGAGGTCTTCTAGTGTGCTCTTGGCTCCAACCGCTTGCGAAGCGTCCGAGACGTGTTCAATTGCAGACCTAGCAACCTCTTTTGCATTCGCTTGGCCAGCGTGAAGTGCATTGTTTAGATTTACGGCCTGCTCGATTGCATCCTTGTCCATTCCGAAAGAAGCCAGCCCTCTTGCGAGGAGCTCTGCATCTCCGGTATTAGCGATTGCAGTTGCAATCTTCCAGCCTTGTTCTCCGTTTGCGGACATGCCAGACAGGATTCGGCGGGACTCGCCGTGAGATATCGTTGCGAAGTTATCTGTCTCTTTGGCTCGCTCTCTGGCGTACTGATTCCGCCCACCCACAGTGCTGTGAGTCCTGTAAGAGGTCAGCAGCTCATTCTCGTGCCTGTAATATGCTTCCGCCTGTTCTCTCGATGGAGCTTGACTGTAAGGAGACGGAGTCATAACGTCGCGGATTGCTGTCTGGAAGTCTTCTTGGCCACCGATTCCGTTGCGGGCACTCCAAGCCGCACGAGACAATATCCTTCTGGTGGACTCGTCTAGAGACCCCGATGCAGGGTTAGCTGCAGCCCTCGGGCGTGAAGACGAACTGGGAGATGTTCCTGCCGCTCCGCCGCCGCCACCGTCATCAGGGGCAGAGCCACCAACCTGACCCGGTCGACCGGAGTGACCGTGGTTCCCGGAACCCGGACCTCCCTTTAGGATTCCGTAGGCCTCCAGTTGCTTTGCGAGTGCCTTTGCGATTTGTGCCGCAAGCCTCGGCTTGTTCGAGGACATAGCACGGCCCATAGGCATCTGCATCTGGCCGGGAGCTTGCTGCTCTGGGTTGGATACGGTCGGCTGGCCTGCGGGTGGCTCTTCTTGGTTCGGAGCACCGGGCACCTGACCCGGCGGGAAACCCGGCGGCATTCCCGGCATCCCCGGCATTCCCGGAGGAGCTCCACCTGAAGCACCGCACATCTCTTCGTCACGCTCGTCTCCAAACAGCTCTCGACCGCGGAGCTTTCTCAGCTCGCCCTTGGTCAAAACGCCGGCAGAGATATCGGTTTGAATCTGCTTCTCTAGCAGGTCTTCGTCGTTGAACTTCTTTGCAGAGTACACGATTTGGATGTCGTGCTCTCGGCCTGTGTTGAATAGAGCACTATCCTCCTCGCCCAAGAGCGTGAGCAGTGGCTGTACAGACAGCTCGATAAACTGCAGCAGAGGAGCGTACAAGCCTTCTCGGCCGGAAGGAGAGGACAAGCCCACCGCGGCAAGAGGGACTCCGTGTAAGGCAAGCTGGGCGTCTCGGAGCTGCTCGAATCCAGACTCGTAAGACATGTCCTTTGGTGCCGTGGTCAGCGGCTGGACGGTCTTTGTAGGAGTGACGAACATCGCACGGCCGTGATTCTCTGGGCCGGCGTACCTGTCATTAAAAGCCGCTTCCGCGCGGCGAATGCTCATCTCGTCAACGTCACCATCCAGACCAATAACGACGGACGGGTCCGGACCTTGCTTGAGATGGTTGTGCCGAGACCTATCTACCATCTCTGAAGTATCTGTCCAGAGAGCACCCGCAGAGACTGGTGATTGCCCATCATCCTTGAATCGAGGGTGAGGGAACTTGATGATTTGAATGTCTTCGGCGGGAATTGTTTTTCCGAAAGCCGCTTCGAGGGAGCCGACCATATAATAGCCGGCCTCTTCTGCATACCTTGCACCTTCCGGCAGAACATACCAGCCGCCTCTCGGGAGCTCCTTCGAAGGAGGGCGAGGTGAAGCAAGGCAGGTTGGGATTACATACCGCTCGATAATAGAGCCGGTAAGGATTGAGCGGACGTTCCAGATAAGTACTCGGCCGGTCAAGCAGAGCTGCATTGCTCGCTCGCCGTTGAAAGAGCCTAGAGTTTGGTTCGGGTTGGGCTTCTTCAGCTTCTTCAGGAATGGGTCGTAACTCGGCATCGGCACCATGTTATCGGCCTGCTCGTTCATCCCCTTGGTGAAATTCCCGGGAGGCGGTGCTGCACCCGGAAACTGTTGCTGCTCTGGCGGCATCCCCGGGGGCATCCCCGGAGGTGTACCCGGTGCGGGTTGCGGTGGCTTGTTGATATTCGGGACCGTCAGCCGATGTTCATAAACCTCGACCGTCGCCTGAATGATTTGCTTGTAAATTGCATGGATGGCGATATAGTGCCAGCCGCTGAATTTGTCTGTCTCGCTTCGGTGGTCGCTGGACCATCCGCCCGGCATCGCCCCGGCCATTGCAATCCGGAGCCCGAAGTTCTCTCCAAACGCCGGAAACGCCTTGACGTTTTCTTTCGCGATGGGCTCTACTTTTACAAGGCGATTATTCTTGTCCGCAGCAGCCATTGCTGCAGCGATTTCTTGTGATGACGGCATCTTTTGGCCTTATGCAACGAATACTTGCTTTTCTTGAGTCAGAGCCCTGTAGGCACCAGACAGAGAATCCACTTGGTCGTCGTGAGTGCCATTGGGAAACATAACCAATTCATCCATGAATTCGCGAGTCCAAAGGCCCTTGCAGATTTTTAATCGGCCAACTCCAGCCATACTTGCAATGCCGTCAACTGAATTCACCCGGGCCATTTTACTGTCCCTTGAGCGAATCCCGCGAAAGTTGAAGCCCGTCAGCTTTCTGCCCATAGTGTCAATCAGAGATTCCCCAGACGCCCCGGGCTCCTTCTCCATTCTAATCTTTACATCGTATCCGTCGAGCTCGGCGACTTGTCGGATTACCCGGTCCCGCTCGAATGGCTCCCATTTTCCTCGCACTACATCGAGGACGTAGAAATTATCGTCCTCTGAAATACCAAGCAAAAGCCCAACTGTATAATCAGAAGAGGTCCCCTTGGTTGCGGCCAAGTCCCAGAACCTGCAAGACTTTTTAATCTTGGGGTGGTTCTCGTAGAACGTCTCGAAGTACTCAAGCTTGAACAGCCCGCCCTCTGCCGGCGTCGGTCTCTGCTGATACAACGAGCTCCACCAGTAAGGGCCAACTGTTGACTTTATCTTCAGCAGCTCCTCAAGCGGCCTTCGTTCCGGCCAAAGTGCCTCGCCGACACTTCGCCCGAGAACGTCATTCTCTTCTGCGATAGCAGGAAACGAGATAACCTCCCAAGGCTCCACGGAAGACAGCTCGGAGATAACACGCCCTGCGAGGTCGTCCTGATTCCATCTGGTCTGGACAATTAAACAGATTCCGCCGGGCTCAATACGAGTGTAAGCCGTGGAGCGGAACCAGTCCCATAGTTTATTTCGCTGAGTCTCGCTCTGGGCCTCCTCGGAATTCTTAATAGGGTCGTCGATAATTAGCAGGTGAGCTCCCTTTCCGGTAAGAGCTCCGCCGGCTCCCGCAGTCGAGACCCCGCCCCTATGCCCGTCAATCTTCCAGTGGTTCGCACTTTTCTTTAGCGGGTCAATCCTTACACCGAGCAAGTTGTCCTCAGAGTTTGCTAACAGGTCGCGTGACTTGGCACCCCAAGACGCTGCGAAGTCTGCTTCGTAACTCGTGAGCACGACGTGATTGTCTGGAAACATTCCTGCATACCACGCCGGCAGGTGCTCTGAAATATAGAACGATTTTCCGTGCCTTGGTGGCATCGAGCAGACAATTCTATTCGGGCCTTGCCCGGTGATTGCTTTTACAACAACGTCATCTAGGTATGCAACGTGGCGAGGTATCTTGAACTTGCCGCCGGATATTTTTCTCGCCCACAGAGCGGGGCTTGCTATTTCAGTGCACAGCATTCTTAGACTCGGCATAGCTATAAAATTTACGCACTACTTCAAGCAGTGTCTTCTCGCCGTCTCCAAGATACTCTTCTGAGCCGTCTTTACGAATCGCAGAAACTCCCAGCACTTCCCTTCCGCTTGAGTTACTGTGCCCGTGCACGAGTATGACGAATGCCCTGTCCAGCTTCGCGAGCTGGCACAACAGGATGCTTTGCCCGAGAGAAACCTGCTCTCCAGCCCTCTTCCACTCCATGAACAGAAAGTATCCGTTCCTCTCCATCACTCCGTCGATGTTAGACGGCATCGCCTTCTTGTTGGTCTCGACCCATCCGGCCATGAACCCAAAGTCGACATGCTCAGCAGAGCCGTTTCTCATCGCAACCATGCTCACTCCTTAAACGAAAAAAGGGCCGAGTCGAAACTCAGGCCCTCGCGAGTTGACCGCACTGCCTCGCTACA